ATGCTGAAGATGATTATGGATTCTGTTCTAATACGTTTTTCTACACTGATGGCAAAAAGTATAATCCTAAAACAGGACAAGATGAATGAACGATAAAACAAACTTTGAAGTGAGCATAGAACAGGCTTTGCGACTTCCAGAGTCATCTCCGCCAATGGTGCAGAAGATAAAAGAAGTGGAAGTTGTTTCTAATGACACAAACATTGACGACGATTTTGCGACAGCTCGCAATAACTTGCACAAGATTATTCATCAGGGCAATGATGCGCTCGAAGAAGCATTACTTGTTGCCAAAACGTCAGAACATCCACGAGCGTTCGAAGTCGTCGGTGGTCTTATCAAAACGCTAGTAGATGCCAACAAAGATCTGCTAGATATTCAAAAGAAACTGAAAGATCTGAAAAAGTCTGACGATCCAAAAGCACCTCAGTCTGTAAACGCTGAGAACGCAATTTTCGTAGGGAGTGCAGCAGAGTTGCAACAACTCGTAAATGGTAGAAAGTGATGGGTAAGACTTATCTAGGCAATCCTAACCTAAAAGCTGCTGGCGTTGTTCTTCAATACACGAAAGAGCAGGTCGACGAGTATATTAAGTGCGCGAAAGACGTAGAATATTTCGCACGAAACTATATCAGAATCGTTAACGTCGACCGTGGTTTGATTCCATTCGATATGTGGGATTTCCAAGCGAAGATGTTGCATACGTTTGCTGATAATCGCTTTTCTATCTGTAAGCTCCCTCGTCAGGTTGGTAAGTCTACGACATCTATCGCATACATTCTGTGGCTTGTATTGTTTACAGATCAGCAAAACGTAGCCATCCTCGCGAACAAAGGAGCGCTCGCGCGCGATCTTCTTGCCAAGTTACAGCTGGCTTATGAATATCTTCCACAGTGGTTGCAGCAAGGTGTTATCACTTGGAACAAAGGTAATATTGAACTAGAAAACGGTTCTAAAGTTCTTGCAGCGGCTACTTCATCGAGCGCTATCCGCGGTGGATCTTATAATCTGATTTTCCTCGACGAGTTCGCGTTCGTGCAACGTAATCTTGCTGATCAGTTCTTTGCTTCTACGTATCCTACGATTTCATCGGGTCAGACGACTAAGATCATTATCGTTTCTACGCCAAACGGTATGAATCATTTCTTTAAGATGTGGGTGGACGCTACAGAAAAGCGCAGCGAGTATGTGCCTATTGAGATTCACTGGTCAGACGTTCCTGGGCGCGACGAAAATTGGAAAAAGCAAACTATCGCTAACACTAGCGAGCAGCAGTTTCGTCAAGAGTTTGAGTGCGAGTTCATCGGTTCATCGAGCACGCTCATCCATCCGCTAAAACTGCGCGAGCTTGCGTGGCTTAATCCTACTAAAGATAAGTTTGGACTCGATATTTACGAAATGCCAGATCCACGCAAACTCTATATCTGCGTGTTCGACGTTTCTGAAGGTGTGGGTGGCGACTATTCTGCATTATCTATCTTCGACGTAACAAACTATCCATATCGACAAGTGGCTAAGTATCGAAGTCGTGACATATCTCCGCTGATGTTTCCAGACGTGATTTGTCGATTTGGGCGAATGTATAATAATGCGTGGATTCTTGGTGAAACTAACAACATTGGTCAGCAGGTTGTTCAGTCACTCTACATTGATCTAGAATACGAAAACGTGATCGCCACGTTTACTAAGAACAAGAACATCAAAGTTGGTGGTGGATTCAACTCGCGTTCGGCTTTTGGTGTTCGCACGACGAAAGCTGTTAAGAAAATTGGCTGTTCGAACTTGAAAACTATCGTTGAGAGTGATAAACTCCTTATAACCGATTTCGACACGATCGAAGAGCTGACGACATTCGTAGAAACGAAAGATACATACAAAGCTGAAGAAGGCAGTCACGACGATCTTGCTATGACGCTCGTTCTGTTTGGCTGGCTTATCACACAACCATACTTCAAAGACTTAACGAATAGCGACATCCGCAAGAATTTGGTGAATGAAACGCTGCATGAAGTGCATGAAGATCTGCTTCCAGCAGGATTTATCGACGACGGTCAAGGACTCCAGTCTATGGAAAAAAGTAACGATCCAGCCGATATGTTCCTTGGCGGAGCCGCCGACGACATGCACTATGGCTAAAAAGCTAGAATTTATAAATAAAACGGATCAGTTCTAGGGCGCGAAGAATTCATCACTTCGTATTTTATAAAAAGGAGATAAGTCCGATGGGTTTCCAAGTTTCTCCAGGGGTAAATGTAAGTGAGATCGACCTCACAACAATCATCCCCGCAGTAAGCACGACTACAGGTGCGTTTGCGGGCCATTTCCGCTGGGGCCCTGTTGATCAGCGTGTTTTGATCGATTCGGAAGATACACTGGTTAAGCAGTTTCTTCATCCGACATCAAATACAGCTGCAGACTTTTTCACAGCTGCGAATTTCCTCGCATATGGCAATTCGCTTTATGTAAATCGTGTTGTATTCTCACAGAACACAAACAGCACGTCGCAGGCTCGTAACGCCACATCTACAGGCAACACTTCTGTTGTTTTCTTCGTTAAGAACGAAGATGATTATCGTGCTAACTACAGCAACGGTATCGCAGGCGGTGGTATGTGGATTGGTAAGTATCCAGGTCTTATCGGAAACAATCTTCGTGTTTCTACTTGTTTATCTGGAAATGCTTATCAGAGCACTCTGACAGGATCAGTTGCATTTACTAACAATGCAAGCTATGCAATTGGTTCTGGTACTAACTTCACGAATCAGCTGACTGTGGGTGATATTCTTATCGCTGGTCCAGATCGTGTTGCTGTTAAGGTTGCTGGTATTACTAACGCAACATATATCACGCTTCAGGGTAAGTATGTTGGAAACACAGTAGCTTCACAATCTAATGTTCAGCGTCGTTGGGAATATTTCGATTATTTCCCAGGTGCGCCAGGAACTTCGATTCAGGTTTCGCAGTATGGCGGAACAGGCGATGAAATGCACGTTGTTGTTGCTGACGAACATGGTGGCATCACTGGAATTGCTAATACGATTCTAGAAGTGTTCCCAAATCTGTCGAAAACAATCAATGCTAAGAGCGAAGACGGCACAGACATCTATTACAAAAACTACATCAACAAGAATTCTAGATGGGTTTGGTGGAACAGCCATGTCACAGGTATCACTGGCGGACGTTCAGTAACTTATGTTGGAAATCACGCTTCTGGTGCTCAATCTAAGCCTGTTAACGCATCGCTTACTCGCGGTCGTGACGGTGCTCTGCCACGCGCAACAGATTATATTAACGGATACAATAAGTTCCGTAATGCAGAAGATGTTGACGTATCTTTGATCCTAGGTGGTGCTTCTGACTCAACAAGAGCCAATCACATCATCCAAAACATTGCAGAATTCCGTAAGGATTGTATCGCAGTTTTGTCACCGCTTCAAACTGATGTTGTTAACAACTCAGGATACGCTGGCGCAGAAGTTGATGATATCGTAGCATTCCGTAATTCTCTGCCATCAACATCGTATGCTGTCCTTGACTCAGGTTGGAAATATCAATACGATAAATATAACGATCTGTTCCGTTACGTTCCTTGCAACGGCGATACTGCTGGTACAATGGTTCGCACTGATATTGATCGTGATCCATGGTGGTCACCTGCTGGATTCAACCGCGGTCAAATCAAGAATGTTGTAAAGCTCGCATTCAATCCTAATAAGACTGAACGTGATCAGCTGTATAAGCACGGCATCAATCCAATCACAACATTCCCAGGCGAAGGAACTATCCTATTCGGCGATAAGACGCTTCTTACAAAGCCATCTGCATTCGACCGTATCAATGTTCGTCGTCTGTTCATTGTTCTGGAAAAGGCAATCGCCACAGCAGCCAAGTATACTCTGTTCGAGTTCAACGATGCGTTCACTCGCGCTCAGTTCAAGGCTCTGGTAGAACCATTCCTGCGTGACGTTCAGGGTCGTCGTGGTATCACAGACTTCCGCGTTGTTTGCGACGAAACAAACAATACGCCAGAAGTAATTGATCGTAACGAGTTCGTTGGTGATATCTACATTAAGCCTGCTCGTTCAATCAACTTCATCCAACTCAACTTCGTAGCGGTTCGCACGGGTGTTGACTTCACAGAAGTTGTAGGAAAGTTCTAAGAGGCGGAATAAATAAACAAAAGGATAGGGAGTAAAAAACGATGCCTTTTAATGTATCTACGTTCGCCTCTCAAGGTCTGCCACTAGGCGGCGCAAGAGCTTCACTCTTTGAAGTATTCTTGACGCTGCCTGCTGGCATTGCCGAGCCAACGGCGGAAGCTCAATTCCGTTTCGTATGTAAAGCTTCGTCAATCCCAGCGTCAACTCTGGGTACTGTCGAAGTTCCATACTTCGGTCGTAAAGTTAAGATGGCTGGTAACCGCACGTTCGACAACTGGCAGGTTACAGTTCTTAATGATGAAGATTTCCAAGTTCGTAACGCATTCGAACTTTGGAGCTCATTCATCAACTCACACGAAAACAATCTTCGCGATCCATCAGTAATTACAGAAAATGGTCTTGCTGCTTATCGCACAACTGCTACCGTTCGTCACTACGCTAAGACTGGCGTATTCGCAAGCGGAACAACAGATGGCGATGCGGCTATTCCAACTCGTGAATACACTTTCGTAAACATTTTCCCAGTGTCAATCAGCAACATTGAACTCAGCTGGGAAACAACTGACGCTATCGAAGAATTCACGGTAGAATTCGCTTACGATTACTGGACTGTTGACGCCGACGTTAACGGTAGGGTGATCAATAGTTAATTTGGTCGCCTCTTCGTTATAATCACCTGAAGGAACATAAATGGCGATCGAATTATTTGGCTTCCGCGTAGGGAAGGAAGATGAAACTGCTCTAACTCAAAAAGCAGTTCAAGTTCCTTCCTTTGCCCCTCCTCCTAATCTTGACGGCGCGATGGAAGTCGCGCCTGGAGGCGCATACGGGACTTATGTTGATCTAGAAGGAACAGCCAAGAACGAAGCAGAACTTGTAACTCGATATCGCGAGATGTCGATGTATCCTGAGTGCGAGTCTGCTATCGACGATGTTATCAATGAAGCTATCGTAACAGACGAACGCGACGATGGCGCTGTAACAATCAATCTTGATTCATTGAATCAGCCCGAAAGCGTTAAGAAACGCATTCAGGAAGAGTTTGATAAAGTCTGCAAGCTGTTAGATTTCCAAAACAATGCTTACGAAATTTTCCGTCGTTGGTATATCGACGGTCGTATGTTCTATCATATCATGGTAGACGTTAAGCAGCCACGTAAGGGTATTCAAGAACTTCGATACATTGATCCTCGTCGTATCCGCAAGATTCGTCAGCCAATGAAAAGAACGCCTGTCGTTGGTCAGAATTCTAAACTGATTGCTCCTCCATATGAAGAATACTATCTGTTCAATCCTGCTGGTCTTTCCTCTGGTACTCTTACACAGGGTGTAAAGATTTCAAAGGATGCGATTTGCTACACTCATAGCGGATTGCTTGATGCTCGTAATCGTATGGTTCTGTCGCATCTGCACAAAGCTATCAAGCCACTCAATCAGCTGCGTATGCTCGAAGACGCTGTAGTTATCTATCGTCTCGCGCGAGCTCCCGAGCGTCGTATTTTCTATATCGACGTTGGTAACTTGCCAAAAGCTAAGGCAGAACAATATGTTCGTGATATGATGGTTCGTCACAAAAATCGTCTGGTATACGACACAAACAATGGCGAAATCAAAGACGCTCGTAAGTTCATGACGATGCTGGAAGACTATTGGCTTCCTCGTCGTGAAGGTGGTCGTGGTACAGAAATCACTACACTTCCTGGCGGTGAAAATCTCGGTCAGATGGAAGACGTTGATTACTTCCGCAAGAAACTCTACAAGTCACTGAACGTTCCTATTTCTCGTCTTGAACCAGAAGGACAGTTTACACTTGGTCGTTCTGGTGAAATCACTCGCGACGAAATCAAATTTGCCAAGTTCATTGAGCGTCTGCGCGAACGTTTCTCACATCTGTTCGATAATCTACTTGAGATCCAGCTACTTCTTACGGGTGTAATGACTCGTGATGAGTGGAAGGAAATGAAAAATGATATCAAGTATGATTTCCAGCGCGATAACTACTATGCTGAAATCAAAGAACAGGATATGCTTAACAATCGCTTATCTGTTCTTGGTATCGTTGACGCATACGTTGGTAAGTATTACTCCGTAGAGTGGATTCGTAAGAACGTTCTACGTCAGACAGAAGAAGAAATCAAAGAAATGGATCAGCAGATGGCTGCGGAAGGTCAAGTGGCCTCAGAAGCAGAAGCTGAAGTTATGGCTGACGACGATAAGCGTAATCAGATGATGCAAGATCGTGAAGATAAGCGTCAGATGAAAATGTCACAGTTCGATCAGAAGAATACACAGAAAGCTGCTGGCGAACAGGCTAAGACCGCACAAAAAGAAAAAGCAACACCACAGAAACTTGAGATCAAAGTCAAGCACGAAGTTCCAGGAGCAAAGAAAGTAAAAGAAGAATTTGTTCCTAAAACTTTATCTGAAGACGATAAGAAACTGATCGAAAGCATGACTCGTGCTATCGAAAAGGTATCGAAAGAAGACTTGATTGAAGAAATGGAAGAGATCAAGGATGAAATGTAACAATGAACGAAATCGAGCAGGCACAGCTACTCTCTATTGCTGCTAAGTTTGCTAAGGCGGAAGTCAGTGATTTGCGCCGCGATTTCGTTGAACAGATTGAGTCACACCTTAATAGTCCTTCGTTTGAATTAGAAAAAGCCAAGATACTATCTATCGCAGCCAAGTTCGCTCAAGCAGAAGCGAACGAAGTCAAGCGCGAAATTGTCCAAGAACTTAAGAATCTTGCAGAGTCCAACGGTGTCGTTGAGCTCAGAGAAATTCGTTTGCGTGGACCAAAGGGTGAACGTGGTGATAAAGGTGAAAAGGGCGAAAAGGGAAACATAGGCGCTCGCGGATTCAAAGGCGATAAAGGTGATCTTGGAGAACAGGGTCCGATTGGTCTAAAGGGTGAGAAAGGCGACAAGGGAGATAAAGGTGATAAGGGTGATCCAGGACCGCGCGGACCTGCTGGACCAGCACAAGACATCGCTCCACTTAAAAAGCAACTCGAAGATTATTTAGAACAAGCAGATAAACGTATCTCGCGAATCGCGTATTCTGCGCAGATGGGCATAACACGTTCGCCAGGATCTGGTGAAGTTAATCTCCACAAACTCGATGACGTTGACTACGCCAGCTTGAAGAGCGCGAGCGATGGACAAGCACTTGTCTATAACGCAGCAACAGGCAAATGGCAAGCTGGTAATGTTGCAACGGGTAACACAACTCCGCTTCTTGTTACGAAATCAGAACTTGGTGATCTGAACGAAACAGATCTAGTTGTTGTCAACGTAACTGGCGCATCATCAAACACAATCAGCGTTTTGACGAATGCTCTTAATAGTGCATTGGCTCAAATTTCAGCTCTAGAAGCACGCATAGCTGCTCTGGAGAATCCATGAGTCATTTCATCCAACTCGCCAATACAAATATTACAACAACTGTTAAGGGTCTACGACTTAAAGTCAACGAGATCATTGATGTTGTAAACGAAGTTGGCAAAAACGAACACACATATATTCAAGTCGCAAATGCAGAGGCTAAATATGCTACGAAAGCATATGCTGCATCAAACACATATGTTAAATTGTTATTAGCTAACACCAACGCATACATTGCGAGCGTAGCCGCGAATGCGGGAACAGGTGGAGGAGGTGGAGGATATTCAGCTGAAGCACTTGACTATGGTTTAATTACAAGCTCGGTTGATGTTGAATTAAACAGAGATTACGGGACGCTGTAATGGCAATTCAGGTCAAGTTCAGAAGAGGATCAGCTAATCAACACGGTTCGTTCACAGGAGCGAACGGTGAAATTACTGTTGATACAACGAACAAGACGCTGCGCGTTCACGATGGTGTAACTGTAGGCGGAACTCGTCTCGCCAAATATAATGAAATTAGTGCCGCTTCTGCGAATCTACAGTCTGTTACAACTCATCTTCTTCCTTCAGCAAACGTAACATACGATCTTGGTAGTCCTACCAAAAGATGGCGTTCGCTATATCTATCTAACAATACGATCTATATTGGCACGGGTAAGATTACAGTTGGTTCAAACAACAGCTTTAGTTTTTCTGCTGGTGGACAACCAGCTAAGATTAAAGCAGCCCAAGTTGTTGTTTCAGCTAATACTCCGAGCTCGTTTCAAAATCTTACAATCACTAATCTTGTGCTAAACAACGTTCTAGGTACACAATATGGCGGTACTGGACTTAGCAATCTTACAAAGAACGGTGTTCTGTTTGCCTCAAACAATAGCACGTTTTCGTTCGTCACAGGAACGAGCGGTAAAGTCATGCAGATTGGCGTAAACGGTGTTCCTAAATTCGACGATGTGGATGGAGGTTCTTATCCGTAATGTCTGATACGTTTGAAGATGCTAAAGAGGTTGAAGTTCTTAATGAATTCATGGAGCAGCAGCAGAATAAGATCAATCAGCTGCAGCAGCAGATACTTCTACTCACAACTAAAACTACGATGCTCGAAAAGGAGTTGGCAAAGGTAAAAAATATAAATAGCCAATACAAAGAGCAGATAGAAAAGCTAACCAAAGTAGATAGGAAGAGTCTCAGTAACTCTCTTAAAAACAATAACAGGGGTGTAAGAAATGGCATCAGTAATTAAGATAAAAAGAAGTTCGACGCCAGGATCGGTGCCTTCTTCACTCGCAGCGGGTGAAATTGCAGTTAACATTCCTGATCGTAAGTTTTTCGTAGGTGACGGTTCCAATATCTATCGTATTGGCGATCAGTATCTTGCAGTAGCTAACGCTGCCGCTACGTATCAAACGAAAGCTGTAGAACGTGCGGCGCTCGCGAACACGAATGCTTACATCGCGACAAAAGTTAACACAACCACTTTCAATAGTGCGCTTGCAAATACAAATAGCTTCATCAAAGCTCAATTGGCAAATACGAATGCTTACATTGCTACGAAAGTCAATTCGACTACGTTCAATAGTTATGTTTCAAACACGAACATTTGGATTAGAAATCAGTTAGCGAATACAAACTCATACATTGCAACTAAAGTCAGTTCGACTACGTTCAATGCTGCACTAGCTAACACAAATCTTTCGATCACAAACAACTACAACACAGAGCGAGCAGCTCTTGCTAACACCAATCTATTCATTAGAGCTCAGTTAGCAAATACGAATTCTTACATTGCTACTAAAGTCAATACGACTACGTTCAATAGTGCGTTGGCTAATACCAACACATATATTGCGACGAAAGTTAGTGCAAGCAACCCAACAACATCTGGTCTGTTGGCACATACAGGTCGTGCAACTATCAGCACGAATCTGAGCGTATCTGGTAACACAAGCGTCGCTGGTCTTAAAGCTAACAACTCGCTTGGTTCTCCTGGCTATTTCATGCGTTCTAACGGAACAACTGCATACTGGGACGCTCTGCCTCCATCAACACAGTATCTGCAGGTTGTCAACGCGAATGCAACATTCGCTACTAAATCAAATCCAACGACATCTGGCGTATTAGCTCATACTGGTCGTGCCACAATCAGCACAAATCTTGCTGTTTCTGGTAATACTCAGATTAGCGGAAATCTGCTTGTTGATGGTAATCTTACTGTTGAAGGCGGCGTAACTTATCTTTCTTCATCAACTCTGAATGTTGATGACTCAATGATTAAATTGTCTGCTAATAACGCAGGCGACGCAGTTGACGTAGGTTTCTACGGTAAGTATGTTTCTTCTGGAACAAAGTATGCGGGTCTATTCCGTGATGCTTCAGACGGAATCTTTAAGTTCTACACTGGTTCACAAGATGAGCCAGGAGTCACAGTCGATATCACAGCAACAGGTTATGGCGTAGCACAAATCGAAGCTGTAATCGACGGTGGCACATACTAATATAAATTGATATGCACAGGTGGGCGACAAGTGTTTCGCTCACCTTTCCTCTCTAGGAGTTAAGTGTGGCATCGACGATTAAAATTAAACGCAGTAGCGTCGCGGGTAAAGTTCCGACAACTTCGGACATCTCTGCTGGCGAACTTGCGCTTAATACAAAAGATCAGAAAATCTACTCTTCTAATGGCACCGCTGTATTCCAGCTTGGTGTAACTCCTTCTTTCGGTCGAATTGTTGTTGGATCTAACACGATCCTGGCAACGATTGCGAATCAATCATTTTCTCTTATTGCTGGATCTGGTGTAACACTTGCAGCAAATCCAGTAAACAGAACCATAACTATATCTTCAGACGGAGGTGGTGGTGGCGGAACTGGTGTAGGTGGATACATCAATTCTACACTAACGCTGTTTCCAGGTACAAACGGAAACGAAGATCTTGGTTTTGGAGAATCATTTCCTGGAAGCGAAGGATTGACTTTTGATCCTTTTGGCGTTCCTCTAAATCCTAATTTTGACTGTATGGATCCTGTAGGTTCTATACAAGGACCAGTAGATTTAAACTGATATTCGACGAAGGTAAAATACGATGCCAACAACAGTTCAGTTCCGTAGAGGAACTTCTACTCAAAATGATTCCTTCACTGGTTCAGCTGGTGAAATTACGGTCGATACAACCAATAAGACTATCAGAGTTCATGATGGTTCAACTCCTGGTGGTAGCAGACTTTTAACAGCTAAGTTTATCGCGAACACATATCAGACTGTTGCTTCGGCTAACTCTAGACTTGCCAATACGAACGCATATATCGCAACAAAACTGAATACAACTACGTTTAATGCTATTTTGGCTAACACGAATAACTATATTGCAACGAAAGTCAATACGACTACTTTCAATAGTGCGCTCGCAAATACCAATTCATCTGTCGCTTCTCAAGCAGCCCGTATCACACTTGTTAATACGAATCTTCTTTCGACGAATACAGCTTTAAGAAGTTATGTTGATACGAAAGTTTCTAATCTTGTTGACTCTGCTCCAGGTGCTTTAGATACTCTTAGAGAACTTGCAACAGCATTAGGCAACAATGCTAACTTCTCAACAACAGTCACGAATCTTATTGGGACTAAGATTTCTGTGGCTAATACGAAAGTGTATCTAGCCAATACAAACAGTTTTATTAAAGCTCAGCTGGCTAACACGAACGCATATATTGCAACGAAAGTCAATACGACTACTTTCAATTCTGCACTTGCTAATACGAATGCTTGGATTGCGACTAAGATTACGAACTCTGTTTCTACTACGATTCAAACTCGTAATATCATTCCTGAAACAGACGTAACATATAATCTTGGTTCTCCTTCTAGAAGATTTAAGACGCTGTATATCAGCGGCAATACAATTGCGATTGGTGCGACAACTATTAGTGCATCAGGCTCTTCACTAAACGTTGGTGGAGAAACGCTCGTTTCTAATTCGTATCTTGTAGCAACTTATCAGACGAAGGCTGTCGAACGTGCTGCTCTAGCCAACACAAACTCTTCGATTGCAACTCAGGCAGCTCGTATCACACTCGTCAATACCAATCTGCTGAATACGAATACAGCTATCCGAGCATTAGATGCTCTAAAGATTTCTGTAGCTAACGCAGCTGCAATTTATCAGACGAAAGCTGTTGAACGTGCTGCTCTAGCCAACACAAACTCTTATATCGCAACGAAAGTCAATACGACTACGTTCAATAGCGCTCTGGCTAATACGAACATTTATATTGCTACGAAAGCCAATGCAACAAACCCAACAACATCTGGAGTTTTTGCACATACGGGTCGTGCGACTATTTCAACAAATCTTGCTGTAACAGGTAATACATCTGTTGGTGGAAGCTTAACTATCAGTGGCGATTTAACTGTTAGTGGAACAACAACAACAATCAACTCTACGACAGTTTCTGTTGCAGATATCAATATTGAATTGGGTAAGACAGGTACGCCAACTAATGCTACAGCTGATGGTGGCGGTATTACTCTTAAGGGAACAACAGATAAAACGTTCAACTGGATAAGCGCAACAGCTGCTTGGACTTCATCAGAACACATCAATCTGGCTAGCACTAAATCTGTATATCTTAACGGAACAGATATTCGAGCAACATTTGCTGCGAACTCATATGTTAAGTCTGTTCTAGCTAACACAAACTCTTATATCGCCACACAAGCGACTCGTATCAATCTTATCAATACGAATCTAACTGGCACCAATACAGCTATCAGAGCTCTGGACGCTAGAAAGCTAGAAGTAGCCAACTCATTCAGCACTCTGACGGTAAGATCAGCTAACACCGCGGCTGTTACAACAGTTGCGTCAAGTGTCAAACTCAACGATGCTATCGTAGTAAATCCAGCAGGACATCTACAGATAGTCGTCAATGGCGTGACATATAAAGTACCATACTTTTTATAAATAGTTTAGAATTCTAAAAGGATTTATCATGGAACAGATTTACAACGCTATTCAAGCTGCCGCCGAACAAAATCCACACGGATTTCGTGATTCGATTGAAGCAGCACTTGCAGATAAGATCCAGGATGCGCTCGAACTAAAGAAAATCGAGATCGCATCTGGAATGTTTGGTGCTCAGCAAATTGAGGCCTCAGAGGAGACAGGTTCAGATGAAGACGTTCAAGCAACTGCGTGAAGCTAACGCCAAGCAAGAAAATCCAGAAGCTAAGGCGTTGAAACCTCGTGCAGAAGGTGAACAAGAATTCGCTGACATGCATAAGCGCGAAACAAAAGATTATCCAGTAAAAGGAACAGACGACAAGATTAAGTCTGGCGGAGCTGGTGATACTCTTTCTCCAGGCGCAGCTGGTGGAGAACGTTCTAAGATCAATCAGGGAACTTCAACACTTGCAGATAAGTCGGGATTCAAGGGTCAGCAAACTGATTTCGTTACTTCTCCCGCAAATAAGCGTCAGGGAGATTTCAAGCCAGTTAAGACTGCTGCTTCTTCAGTTACCATTCCTGCATTCCAGGAATCAATCTTTGTG